GACCTGCCGGACACGCTGAAATTCCCGCCGATCAAGAAGGACAATCGGGATGGCCTCACCCTCAACAATAATTCAAAAATCCTGTTCAAGTCCGCAGGCGTCAAGAAAACAAAAACGTCCGGTACCCTGGGCCGTTCGGCCGGTCTTACCCTTAGTCACGGATCCGAACTCTGCTCTTGGGATAACGACGAAGGACTGGTCTCCTATCGTAGGTCGCTTTCCGACAGTCATCCTGACCGGCTTTACATCTGGGAATCCACCGCTCGCGGTCCTAACGCATGGCAAGACATGTGGTACGAGGCACGAGCCGACGTAAACCACTGCATCTGCGTTTTCATTGGGTGGTGGGCGCATGATGGTCAGCGCATCGAGCAGGACAGCAAGGACTGGGAGTTCTACGGCGTCCAGCCTCCCACCACCGACGAGCAGAAAAAAATCGACAGGGTCAAGGAGCTTTACGATTTCGACATTTCGCAGGAGCAGCTTGCGTGGTACCGCCGACTGGTTGATCCGGCTTCTCGCGATAGTGGTGATACTGACGCTGGTTTTGAGGCAAATCAGTACCAGAAGCAGGAAGACCCGTGGGATGAGGACGAGGCTTTCCAGATTACGGGAAGCGTGTTCTTCTCGGGCGAGAGCCTGAAGGATCAGTCCGACAAGTACGTTTCGAACAAGTTCAAGTCCTATATGTTCCTGCCGGGCACCGAGTTCTGCGATCTCAAGGTTTATCCGGCCGAGACCTCCCGCAACATCGAGTTGAAGGTGTGGGAGCCGCCGCAGCGTGAGGCGGTGTACTCGTTCAGCATCGATCCTGCTTTCGGTGAGAACGAGAACAACGATCGTTCCAGCTTCCAGGTGCTGCGTTGCTATTCCGACGGGGTGGATCAGGTTGCCGAGTACGCCTACCCGCTGATATCGACCAAGCACTTCGCATGGGTGATCGCCGCGGTGATGGGCTGGTACGGCGCCGAGCCGCTGACCGAGATATTCTGGATTCTCGAACTAAATGGTCCCGGTAGTGCCGTGCTAGATGAGATGAAGGGGCTTAAATTCCAGATCGAGAATTCCTATGCGCCGCTGTCGGAGCAGGGACTGCGCAACATTTTTCACAACGTGAAGCAGTACATTCACGCTCGCCCGGACTCGATGACGGGCGGTAGTGCATGGCATTGGAAAACGTCCGGACAGAATAAGATCATGATCCTGGAAAAATTCCGGGCACTGGTCGGCAATGGCCAACTGCATATTAGGTCGCAGGAACTGATCCGGGAGATGCAGCGGGTGGCGCGGGATGGTGACACCATCAAGGCCACGGGTACCGGGGACGCCGGGAAAGACGACCGGACCCTGGCCGGGGCGCTCGGGGTTCACAACTGGGATATCAAGATAAGGCGTAATCTGATCGTGCAGAAGCGGTCGCGGGAGGCCGAGAAGGTCAAGAAGTTGCGCAGTGTGATTGACCAGACGCAGTTGTTCAATCAGAACATGATGGCGGCGTTCATGGGCAACAAGCAGCAGACCCGGATGCAGGCGCAGCGGCTGGCGATGAAAAATGCATGGCGATACGGTCGGAGATAGGCATGGGACACGTCATAACGCTAGGTGATGTTTTAATGTTTTCAGGCGCTGTAATCGGATTGATTGCTGTGCTGGGCATATTGATTTTTGTTCTGTCAGCGATAGCGGCGGGGTTTAAGGACTAATGGCAATCTTATTGAAGTGTCCCGCTTGCCGGGAAAAATTCAAGTACGACGTCACCGACGGATGGCCCGACGCCTGTCCGATCTGCCACACCAACATCAGCAACAAGCGCGACGATGACGATGTGGTTGTCCCCAACATCCTGTCGTTCAAGACCAAGAACAACGACAAGGTGGCGCGCGACATCATGAACGGGTCGGAGACGCGGGCCGAACTGGCGGCCGGCATGGCCGGTGTCCCGGTGTCCGAGATGTCGGGGCTCAAGATCACCGACCTCAACGACCGCAACGACTCGCTGTTTGCGACGCGGGACATCGTCAATCCGGTCACCCAGCAGATGGACATGATCAAGGCCTGTGGCGGCCAGGTCGGGTTCGGCGCCACCCAAGCCGCGGAATTCGCCGCCAACGCCCACACCAACGTGGAGCCCTACGCTGGCGCCCGCGCCCGTAACCGGATACAGAATGCGTTGCGGCCGATCGGCCAGGCTCCGCTGCCGCGCGAGATCGCGGATAATCCGAACTACAGGTCGCGTGTATGATCCCGCTTCCGACAGGCGAAAAAGAACTCATCCCCGTTGCGAATGAGTTGATCGAGACCTGCCGGGTCAGTCAGGGCAACCGTACCGCCTACTACCGCCTGCTGAATCAGATAGCCGAGACCGGCAGGCCCGACGGCTCGAAGGCGCTCATCAACATGATGAACACGCACCTCGAGCGCACCGCCTCCCACCTGTATTCCCCCGTGGAATTGAAATTCGCCTATGACTTCGACAACGAATACAAGCCCGACACCATCAAGCGCGGACAGGTCGCGGCAAAACACCTGACCCGGCACTGGGAGCGATCCGCGACCGGCACCCTGTTCGGGCAGGGTGTGTTCGAGGGGCTAAAATACGGCTGTGCGCTGCTGAAGCAGTGGCCGAAATCCGAGGGGTCGGTTGGCAAGGAGCGCATTTCCTACGAGAAAAAACTGGTGATGCCGTGGAATTTCGGTGTCTACCGCGAGAGCGAGAGCGACATCGAGAACCAGGAGGCGATGTGCGAGACCTCGTACCTCACCGGCCCGGAGGTGTGGCAGCGCATCTGGCGCTTTCCCAAGGCGGAAAAGCTGTTCGAGCAGATCATGACCCACGCCCAGATGGGGCAATCGACCGGCAGCGGGCCGGATAGTTTTTTCCATCAGGTGCTGTCGACATCCCAACTCAACACCGGTGTGCAAAGCGCGACGCGCCCGCTGCCGGGCGGCATCGTGCAGATGGGCAACGATCCGAATTACCCGACCATCAGCCCGACCGACGGGGCGCCGACGGTCAAATTTCAGGAGTTGTGGGTCAAGGGCGAGGACGATTACCAGACCATCCAGATGATCGAGCCCGACATCCTGATCACCCGGTTCAAGCTGTCAAATCTGACGGGCATCGAACACGCGCAGCCGTACCGGCTGATCCAGCCGAATCCGATGGTGAACTGGTTCTGGGGCCGCAGCGAGTTGATCGACCTGATCGAGCCGCAGGGGTTCCTGGCGCAGTTATGCGACGACCTGAAGCGGCTGATCGGGCTGCAGATCGACAAGATACTGTCGTTTTCCGGCGAGAACACCATGACCGACGAGGCTTACGGCCAGTTCCGACTCGCCGGGTACTGGAACGGCGGGCCGAATTCGAAGGTCGAGGATCTGACACCGAAATTTCCGGCCGAGTTGCTGCCGATCATCAAGTACGTGCAGGAGCAGATCAACACGCTCGGCAGTTTCCCCGACATCATGCAGGGCAAGGGCGAGTCCGGGGTGCGCGCCGGCGTTCACGCCAACACGCTGCTCAAGACGGCTTCGCCGACGCTGCGAGATCGGGCGCTGCTGGTCGAACAGCAGTTGGCGTCGTGCGCCGACCTCACGATGACGATGATGGAGGCGAAGGAAAACCGGAAGTTCTGGACCGACCCGGAGAAGATGGACGATAATTTCATGCTGACGGACCTGCCGGAAGACTGGAGGGTCACGGTGGACAGCCATTCGTCGAGCCCGATCTTCTCGGACGAGACCACGCAGTTGCTGTTCGCACTTCGGAAGACCGGCGATATCGACGGTGAGTTCATGATCGACAACACTGCGGTGCCGAACAAGGAGAACGCCAAGGCCCAGTTGCGCGAGCGCAAGAAGGCGGGGCAGGCAATGCAGAAGGAACTGTTCGGCCAGCTATCGCCGGAAGGCAAGGACAAGGCGATCGAGAAGATGCTGGGTGGAAAGCATCACTGATGCCGATAATTAGCGGCTATGTAGACAGATAGAGGTTGATAGTTAGCTGCGCGACCCTGTTCGCACGCTAAAATTTTTCCAATTTCAGCCCAACTGAATCCTTCGTGTTTTAATTTCCAAGCCCGCTTGGTATCAATCCGGGTTCGTCGCGGCGCGCGAAGTTCTTCTTCGTGCAGGGGAGCTAGTTCGACCCCGTCGAAGTTATTTTCATCGGGGTCGAATCCTGCGTAGCGGGTTATCACTGACGAAATCCCCCACCCATCGGTGTCAGCACCGGAGCGCCTTGCTGCGCGGCGCGGATCGTCGGGTCGGTGCGGGCACGGCCCTGTAGCTTGGCGGAAGCGCGGGCGTCGGCAAGGCTGCGCTCGATGCGGGCTTCCTCCATCGCGTTGATATCTTCGAGCAAAATGCCGCTGATTTCACTTGTCGGGATAGCGAAGGCTTGTCCGAAATCGTCGGTGCCGATGAGCATCGCATCAGCCATGTTTGCTTTGGCATCGACGTAGGTGTTGTACACGACACCGGCCTTTTCTTCCGTCTTGAAAAGAAACTGCCACTGGATCGCGTTCGGGCCGAAGTGGATGGTGAGGCTGTACATCGGACTATCCTTGTTTTTGGGCGCCACCATTGGCCCATGTGATGAACTCGTTTTTCGGAAAGCGAAGGCCGCCTTTTGTTTTTCCGGCGAGTCGAAAAAACGGGGGGCGGCCTTTTCGTAGTTTCAGATAGCTGTACAGCGTACCGGGGGTGACACCGATGTATCCGGCGGCTTCCTTGGCGGTGAACCACGCTCGTTCGGGTGTCGACTGACTGATTTCCATAAAAAACGAGCCATTCCTGCAAATCCGATGAAACCAATACAAAATGCGTCGAATTTTGTCAATTCCACGTCTCGCCTTCTTTTCGGAACCCAACGAGGTTGTCCGGGCACACAACGTGCGATGACTTCAACCCCTAGATAGGAAAGGGCCGCCAGATGTTCACCGCCAACAAGCGCAAGCACCGCAAGGGCCGGAAGTAATTCCGCCAATGCCAACCCCAGTTCCTGCAAGCCCGGGCGGACAGCCCCCGCAACCCCCCTTCGGATCGACCCAGGCAACTGGATCGACGCCGAACAAGGGTTACGAGGCTGCCGGGCTGCAGAAGCTGGGGGTCATTCTCAAGCAGATGGAAGGCGCTCTGCCCGAACTGGGCGCCAGCTCGGATGCCGGCAAGGCGCTGCTCGACTGCATGAGCAAGCTGGCCAAGTTCGTGCCGTCCGGGTCGGTGACGCCGGCCGCACAGAAGAATTCGATCGAGGCTCAGCAGCGGCAGGCCGCGCAGAGCAATCAGCAGATGCAGGCGCTCGCCCAGATGCGACAGAAAATGGCGCAAGGCGGCGGGCAGCAACAGCAACCCGGCATGGGAGCGGCGGCGTGAGGGACACCCTTTTCAAGTCGTCGCAGGAAATGCCGCCGAAGAACAACAGCCCGGATGTGGTGCGCGTGGCGCAGACCATGCCCGAACGGAACCGGAATTATCTGCCCGCCGCAATGCCGAACGACGATGCCGGCGTGGAAAACGTCGAGCGGCCCCGCCGCGGCCACGGCTACTGAAGGAGACCGCTATGTCCAATTTCAACATCTTCCAGAATTCGGCGAAGTCGATCCCGACCTCGGACGACCAGATCGTCCGGGTTAGTATGGAGCAGATCGATATCGGCGGGCGCAAGTCGCACCTGCCGGCACAGGAGAAGTCCGGGGCGCTGACGCTCAGCCATGTGCCGAATTCCGGCACCGCGATCGGGACCAAGTAAGTCATGGCCAAGACAGTCGAGGTCGACGAGGCCGAGTACAACCAGATGGTCGCGCTGCGAGGCGTGGCCGCCAAGATAGTGGCCAAGCCGGAATCCCGGCGGCTGCTCGAGCAGGCCCAGAAACTGGTTGATCCGAACGCGCCGACCCCGCTGCTCGACCAGGATGCGCAGCACCTCGCGCCGGTCAACGCACTCAAGACGGAACTGAGCGAGCAGATCGCCGCGCTGAAGAAAGAGCGCGATGACGAGAAGCGCGAGCAGACCCTGGCCAAGATCGCCTCCGACCAGGAACGGGCTTTTGGCCGCCTGAAGACCCAGCACCACTATACCGATGAAGGTGTCGAAGCCGTCCGCAAGCTGATGGAGGCCAAGGGCATCATCGATGTCGACGACGCGGTCGCCATTTTCGAGCGTTCGAATCCGCCGCAGATGCCGGTCACGCCCGGCGGCGGCCTCACGGGCGACAAGTGGAATTTTGCCGACACCACCGGGGCCGACAAGGCCATCGCGGATCTCATCGCCAGTAAAGGC